CACCAGTCACGCCTCCACCTACATCGCCACCTTCAGCGTATAGTCTTAAACCTGAGTCTTTTTCTAAAGCGGCTTTTATGCCAGTATCCATGTTTAAATTTAATTGACTATAAGGGTCATACTCGTCTTCAGTTTCATCGTAAGCTTCATATTCAGGGGCTGTAAGTTCCATTAATGGTGGTGCGGCAGTCATAGCTAATTTACCATAACCTGCTGCTGTACTTCCGCCACCTAAATTATTTACAAATGCTCCTGGGTCATTAAGGGATGCTTGAAAACCTTCAGAAAGAGTAGGAGTTATACCTCCTCCATATCCAGTAAGAGCATCGTATCCTCCTCCCGATGCCGTATTTAGCCCTTGACCTGTAAATTGACCTGTTGTAGGAGCTGCTGTTGCAACTTGTGAAAATCCTTTAACTGGAGCTTGAGATAAAGCAGGAGAACCAGCAAACGGAGCAGGTGTTGCTGCAGGTGTTGCACTTGCTAGTTTAGTTGCATCCATTGCTCCTCGTAAACCACCGCCACCATAGCCACCAAAACCGCCTCCGATAGCTCCCATCAATGGGTCATCTCCCGTTAACGCAGCAATACCAGCTCCCGTTAAAGCTCCTGCTCCTATCCCAGAACCCAATCCCATTGTCATTCCAAATTGTGGAAACATTGCTCCTGCTGCGATTGGTGCTATTGCTGCTAATGCTCTACCCATAATTAATTCCTATTTATTAAGTTGTATAATATCATGTAATGTGTTAGTTATAAACCGTTTTATGTGGCTTCTCCACCAGATATAGTGATTGTTGGTAAGGGTGCATATGAAAATATTGCCGTTATCCCAGTGCCCCCTCCTGTCACAACAGACGTTGCTGTCCCTGCTGTAGTTATTGTAAAATTATTATCATCCACACGGGTTATTGTAAATGATGTGTTAAGCTGTGGAGCAGTAATGCCTCCTACAGCAACGGCTCCTGTAAATCCAACTCCATCGCCTGTAACAGCTCCATGATTTGCTATAGTTACTTGAACATTACTTTCTGTTCCGCTTGAAGTATTTGTAGTAAAGCAATTATCAGTCGCAGTAGTTGTAAAAGTTTTTTCTAGCAAAGAAGTTTTGACTTGTACAGTGTCTCCTTCGTTTAGTATCTGCGTGCCTTTCCATTGAAAAGTAGTATGAGCCGCTAAAGGATAATTAAAATATATTGCATTATTAGTTCCTACAGCTTGAGTATCAGGTACAATATTTATATTAATAGTACCAGCACCTTCAGTTCCATTACAAACCATAATATCTTTCATATAAGTTCTTGCGTCTGTAGGACAAGTGTAAATAGCTAAGTAGTTAGTGGTCATACTAGCTTGAGCAAGTCTTATTGGTGTAACTGTTTGAAAAGCCATCAATTATCTCCTAACCAATGCAATGTTGATACAGCTTCGATTGATTCTTTGACTGCATTATTATTAGCATCTATTTGATTAAAGTATAATCTAAGTTGATTAGAAGTTAAAACTGCTTGATCAACATCATATTGTGTTTTAGGAGGCGATAAATTAGGAGCTTTAGTTGAAGTTATATTAGCCATTATCCTCTTTTCCCGTCTGGTTTAAAGTCTACTCGTGCCATGCCTAGTTGCCATTGCACACCTACATCTTCTGAAGCTATTTTAAATGCCATTTGTCTACCCCTTGCTCTTACAAATACTTGATTGGTATATTGGTCAATAGTTGCAGTAGTAATTACTTCCCTAGTTAATGTATTTCCCCCTACATCGCTACTGGATAAAGATGCGCCAGGAAAGTTTCGTACCCCTACTGTTACTTGTACTTCTGGCGTTAAAGCTGCTCCAGTTACAGGGTCGGTTGTTTCAGAATTAGTGAAGTTTACATCAGGTATAACTCTTTTAGTTAATACAAAAAAGTCTCCCTCATCAATACCCATATCAGCAGATTGTATAAAAGAATCAATAGCCAATGGAGCCGCACCTGCTGGCTGCCCATCATTATTACCATCTTCATGTCTATATACATAACCATTACTTGTAGCTAATGGGAAAGGTATTGTGCCTGAATCAACCCACGTAGTTCTGTTTAATTGTCCATAATACCAAATGTTTTCTTCGTAGTTATATATAACATACCTATCAATTACAGTTGCTGCTCCTGATACATAAAACCATATAACTTCATTAAATTCACTATTAATTCCTGAACGGAAGTCTTCCCCTTGTGTTTTGTTCATATCCTCAAAAACATATTGTTTTAATGTGCAAGGTAATGTATTAACTCTACCATCATAAGCAAAGAATTTATCGTTACCCATCCAGAATACAATATTGTTTGCTTCTGCTACAACTTTAGAACCCATAATATTTATAGAAGTAGATATTTCGTTTTGTGCAAATACTTCATCCGTACCAGTAAATTGAAGTGTAGTTAACGCAGTGTCCGTAAATACTAAAACTTCTTGACGTGTTATAAACCCAGTAACAATACTTGAGCCTTGTTTAACCCGTAAAAATCCTGCGGAGTTAGTAATTTCTGGTTTCCATTCTTCGGGTTGAGGGCCTATATCAGCATTAACATTAGCCCACCTAATAAGAAGCCCATCATAGGCTCCAGTAGAATAATCTATTTTTTGATAAGTTCCCACTGTAGTAGCACCACTTCCTGGGTCATAAGGTAAAACATAAGTAAATTGAGTTGTTGTTGGAACAGTACGCACTTGAAACTCGCCTTGATATACTGCGGGAGCTTGATTGCTAAAAGTTACCCAGTCTCCTACAACTAACCCGTGAGGACTGCCAGTAGTAACAGTTGCCGTTGTTCCAGTTCGAGCGATACTACTAATACTAGCACCTGCAGTTAAAACTCTACTATATTCTTGAGCCCCTAAACAAAGTAAATGCCCACTTGGTGCAAACATAGTTTTACATGCTTTATTAGGCACTGCTCTAGCATTAATTAAACTGTTTAAAAGCACTCCTCTATTAGTTAACCCTGCATCATATTCCCAATAATAAATATCTGCGTTTTTAATATTAAAAACAATGTCATTGTTAAAATTGTCTTGATATATTACACGAGCTGGAATAGCAACTGGAACGCTACCCCCCGCACCCCATTCACCACTGCCGTAGGGGTCAGTGCCCCAACCATATCCATAAGTAATTGTTGCAAACCCAACACTTATTTGAAAAGCAGCGGTAATTCCTGTACCCCCTCCAGCACCAACACTAGAAGTAGCAGTGGTATCTACTGTAATTTGAAAGTTAGTAGATTCTACATTAAATATTTTAAATTCTTTGTTTATATCAACAGCAGGAATGCCCCCTATTGCAACTGCTCCACTAAAGGTAACATAGTCACCTTCGTTAGCTCCACTAGTAAGGCTAATAGTAAGAACATTACTTCCATCAACTGAAGCAAACATATTATCTGTGGAAGGAGTGGTAGTAGAAGTAAATGTAGCTCGGATAGGAGTAGTGTCTACTAAAGTAGTCCCAGTAAGCACATACATTTTATCATTAGTACCAATACCAATAATTTGTTGGTCATCAGATGTGCCATAAGAAATTAAGCTAGATGCAGTGCCTATGAAAGGAGTAAAGTTTATAGGGTTCCAACCACCTATTTTTTCAGGGAAGCCTTGTCTAAATCTAACTTTATCGCCTGAATACCATCCACCTTCAGCAGAATAATTAGTTTTGTCCCGGTTGATTCCAGGTTGAAATACAAGTTTTCGTAACGCCATATTTTATTATTCCCCGCTCATCAACAGTGCATGTTCAGCTATTCTTCTTCTAATCAATCCTTTAAGTTTGCGACCACCTGCATAACAATATTTTAAAAGAACTTCTCCAGCCCTTTTTTTATCATCACGCTTAAACGCTGAACGAACTGTACTTCGTTGAAAGCATCCCAAACCAAGATTAAAGCTAAAGCTAACAAGAGCATCAAACTCAGATTGTGTTGGTTGTTTAGGATGTAATAACCGAAGAACTCCATTTTCAAATTTTATTAAATCTTTTTTTAATAACTCATCTATTTCATCAGGTTTCAGTTCGCGATTTAGCCATGTATCAGGTAACTTATCGCGAGTGATAAGATGACCAACCCCAACAGTCCAATACCCTGCAGGACATCTATAAGGTTTTGCACGAACTCCTTCAAAATACTTTATAAGGGCTATGCCCTTCTCCGATGTATTCACTTATTTTTCCCAATGTCTAGACCCGAACCAAAAGCCAATAATAGATGCTAATATAGCCATTTCTTCATTACTAAACACTATATGCATAGCTTCTGCATAATTATGTCCTGACTTTATAGCCCAATATAATCCTACGAAATCGACCACCAATAAAATAAAAACAAAAATATAGGTGATAATGGGGCGAACACTAGCACGGAGATTAATAACCCAAGTAGACGCGCCTTCCGCGACTTTTTCGTCGTGTTGGTATAACGCAACTCTTTCTTGAGCATACGTTTCCATTTCAACTTGGTCAGTTTTAAACTCTTCAATTTTTTCTTGAGATGCATAGCCAGCTTTTGCTAACTCCATAGTTCGCTGTATTTCAAGCTTAGCCATCTCTTGCTCATGTTTTTGATCGCCTTTTTGTTCAAAAAACTTTAATACGCTAGGTAATCCTGATGTTGCAAAACCTAGTATTCCTGATAAGATTGATAACATATTTTTGCTCCTAATACAATGCTCTTATTTTACCATATTAACTACCTAAACCAAGTGATTATCGAGTATC